TCTACTATGGTTGAGCAATCCTGTGCTCGCAACAAGCGTCACTACATTCGTCTCCAGGTCAACGGACAGACTGATGAGGACCAGCTGATTGGTTCCAAGACTCTTGTTGACGGCAACATTCAGATTGTTGAAGGACCTGTGCTGATTGCAATGCGTACAGGTGCTGTTCTATTGCTGGACGAGCTAGATGCTGGTGATCCTAATAACGTGATGTGCCTACAATCTATTCTTGAAGGCAAGCCGTTCTACTTCAAGTTGAAGAACGAGATGGTGTATCCCGCACCGGGCTTTACTGTAATTGCCACAGGTAACACCAAGGGTCGTGGTTCTGATTCCGGTAAGTACATCGGTACTAAGATGCTGAACGAGGCGTTCCTGGAGCGCTTCCCGGTTACATTCGAACAAGAGTATCCCACTATGGCGGTTGAGCTCAAGATCATCCGTAACATGATGGAGAAGTTCAATTGCGTGGACGAGAAGTTCGCGCAGACACTGGTCAAGTGGTCAGATGCTATTCGCAAGACGTATCAAGATGGTGCTCTTGACGATCTGATTACTACTCGTCGTCTTGTACAGATTGTTGAAGGTTATTCGATCTTTGGCAATCGGGAGACGGCTGTAAAGTTGGCGTGCAACAGGTTCGATTCGATTACCAAGAGCACGTTCATCGAAGTCTTCGATAAGATCAGTCCCGATGAGGCTGTAGTTGTTGAAGAAGAAATCCCGGTCCAAGAGGACCTTGTTGTTAAAACTGCTACTGTTTGATTTAAGGAGTTTATATTATGCGTTCGTACAGTGAATTGACCAAGAAGCGTAAGATGATGGTTGACCTGATGTTGGAGACTTATCCCGACATCGAGCAATCTGGTACTATCACGTTCAAGCAAATTCGATCCTTGTGGGATAAGATCCAAGAAGGTCGAAAGGATGGTACGATTTCTAAGTTGGGGTATCCTCTGTGGATTACCGTTGAACAAGAATTCCGAACAAGTTCTCGGGGTGTGTATGCGGTTCCGCTGCCCTCGGGTAACATTGCTCCCGTAGTAACAAAGACTGCTAAGTCTAAAGAATCTAAGTTGACGGCACCCAAATTGCCTGTTACACTAGATGTAGGTAATGAACAAGACGTTCTTACTGAAAGCGAATTTGCTGCCGAACTAGAGGCAGCAGGTGTATTTTGATTTGAAAGGAAAAACATATGACTATGACACAAAAGCTAGCAACTGCATTCCAAACTGGACAGACTATCGATGCAGACACGATTACCCGTAAGTTTGGTTTGAAGAACCCACGTGAGGCAGTTCGTCAATTGCGCTCACAAGGCTATTGCATCTACACCAACGCAAATGGTTACCGTCTAGGAACTCCAACAAAGCGCATGGTTGCATTGGTTAACCGCGTAACTGGTTCTGCGCTGTTTAGCGGAGTCTAAACTATGGCTTCCCGTGAAGAAGTAATTGCTAGTCAAAATGCTACTTCCGGGGGTCGTAAATTTGATGGTGGGAAACGCCGTTATGGCTTAGTACCACCTATCGCCTTTGCACAATTTGTTGATGTGCTTACGCGAGGGGCTGAGAAGTACGAGCCCGATAATTGGCGTAGAGTTCCTAATGCCATTGACCGTTATTTTGATGCAGCAATGCGTCATCTGTGGGATGGTTGGAAAGCTGGTGAACAACTTGACCCCGAAACAAAGAAGCACCATTTGGCTCATGCCATGTGCTGTCTAGCATTTATTATTGATTTGGAAATGGAAAATACGAATGAAACTAACAAAGGAAACGATCGGGTTGTTGAAGAACTTCGCAACGATCAACGGAAACTTGCTGATCAAACCTGGATCCAAACTGAGTACGATCTCGGCAGCTAAGTCTGTATATGCATCTGCAAAGGTATCAGAGACCTTCCCGCAAGAATTTGGTGTATACGACCTAAACGAATTCCTTGGTGCATTGACACTATTCGGCGAGCCCGAGATTACATTTGATGACAAGTATCTGCGTATTGCAGACGGTTCACAGTCTATCAAGTATTTTGGCGCCGATGCATCTGTGCTTACTGCACCGTCAAAGGACATCAAGGTACCTCCTGGTGATGTTGAGTTTGTATTGACTCTTGATCAGGTCAATATGATCATGAAGACAGGTGGTGTTCTTCGAGCACAGGATGTTACTATCGCTGGCGATGGTAGCAAGATCAAGATTCTTGTTGGTGACAAGAAGAATGTTACTAGCAGCTCATACGAGATGATTGTTGGCAATACTGACGCTAAGTTCATTGCACACATGAAGGGTGATAACCTTAAGTTCATTCCGGGTGATTACACCGTGGAGCTATCTTCCAAGAAGATTGCGAAGTTTTCTAACCCACTCGTTGAGTACGTGGTTAGTTTGGAAGCGGATTCAGTTTTTGAGGACTAATCATGTCTTATGCTGTCAAAACACAAGATGCTATTCGTCATGTTATGTCTAAGCATAAGCGTGGCGAGGTTTTGGATTCATATCAGATAACTGATCTAATCAGGAAGACTTTTCACAAGAACGAGAAGTACCAGACTGTTGGTAGACAACTTCGTCGTATGACTAACGAAGAAGCTCCTTACCATCAATGGTTGACTCGTGTGGATGACAACAAATACATGTTTGTTGATAATCCAACTTCTTTGTATGCTCTAGTAGAGGAGAAACCTTCTTCTTTGAAAGATGCTACTGATAAGGAACTTATCAATGAACTCAAGAAACGTCTCAAACGTTGACAGTATAAACTGATGTGTGTACAATAAGGGGTGGTAACACCCCTTTTTTATTATGGAGTTGAAATGAACATTGATACGAATGAGTTTATGTGGGCACAGAAGTATCGTCCTCGTACTGTTGACGATTGCATTCTACCAAACAAAACAAAGAAGCAGATCAAGGATATGATCGCTAAGGGTGAGATTACCCATCTGCTATTTACTGGTGGTCCCGGCATGGGCAAGACTACACTGGCGTATTGTATTGCCAATGAGCTGGGTTCGGATGTGATGTATGTGAATGCCGCGCTTGAGGCAAGCATTGACCTAATGAGAACAAAGGTAATGTCCTTTGCCAGCACTGTTAGCTTGTCCGACTCTGGTCCCAAGATCATTATCATGGACGAGGCGGATGGCATTAGGTTCGATGCACAGAACGGTCTAAAGGCATTCCTCGAGCAGTTCTCGTCTAATTGCCGTTTCATCTTTACTGCTAATCTACGACACAAGCTAATTGAGCCTATTCAGAGCCGTTGTACTCATGTAGATTTTCGTATCGAGTCCGAAGACAAGAAAACTTTGATGGCTTTGTTCTACAAGCGCATTCTTGCCATTCTTGACAATGAGGGCGTGAAGTACGATCAGAAGGCGGTTGCGAAGCTGATTGATAGGAACTTCCCGGATTTTCGTCGTACCCTGAATGAACTACAGCGCTATGGTGAGAGCGGTGAAATTGACACGGGCATTCTAATCAACAGAAGTACGGATGACATTGCTCGTCTTGTGTCTCACGTCAAGGAAAAGAACTTCAAGGAAATCCGTAAGTGGATTGGCGAGAACGAAGACATCGAGGCATCCACTCTGTTTAGGCAGCTATATAATCTGTCGGAGACAAACATGAAGAAGGCGAGCATTCCGCAGCTGATTCATATTCTGGCAGAGTACCAGTACAAGGCAGCGTTTGTTGTTGATCAACAGATCAATACCGCGGCATGTATGCTGGAGATCATGGCTAACTGCGAGTGGGAATGATGGAGATAGTTCTTCTTGTAATTGTGGCTCTTGTTCTTCTATACATCGAAGGTGCAAAACAATTTGCTCTAGAACAGAAACAAAAAGAAGAGCAAGTACCCCCAAAAGAGATCTATGTAGAAGAACACCAGAACAGGTTGTATGCTTACGAAAAGAAGACTGACAGATTTCTGTGTGCGTTTTCTACGTATAAAGAGCTACACGAAAACCTAGTTCGCATTGATCCCAAGGTAAGCTGGGTATTCTATCACAATACCAAGTTACTGGTTGATTCGTTTATGGAGAAGAATGATGGCGCAAACAACCCCATTTGATTGGCTCAATTCAATCAATCTAAAGACAGAGATGGACAGTGAACTGATAGACAAGGAGTACAATCCGTTCATGGTCAACCGAGGGCTGTCCTACTTTAGCGACACGGTGCATTGGGCTAACGAGATGAATCAGCGATCGTTTCTTGACAAGGACCTACAATATAAGTTTCTACTAAATACAGTTAAGAAAGGAAAGCGTTTTGGTAAGTGGGCTAAAGCAGAGAAAGACGAAACCATCGACATGCTCATTGAGTTCTATCAAGTAAACAGGCAGCGAGCACAGGAAATTTCACGTTTACTAAATACCAAACAGCTTCAACTTATAAAAGAAAAGATGTATAAAGGTGGAAGATAATGGTATTTCCTGAACAAGCTAGAGCAGTAGATTTATTGTATGAATGGTCTCCGGAGAAGATGGTCGAGGTTATGCTGGACAAGCCAGACGACTTTCTGAAGGTACGTGAGACACTGACCAGAATGGGCATTGCAAGCAAGCGACCCGATCTTGACGGCAGACAGGTTTTGACACAGAGTTGTCATCTGCTGCACAAGAAGGGCAAGTATTACATCATGCACTTCAAGGAACTTTTCTGCCTTGATGGTCGTGAATCTGATCTTACTGTATCCGATGTTGAGCGTCGCAATCTTATTATCGGTCTGCTACAAGAGTGGGGATTGGTAAAGGTTATCAACGCGCAACTGATCTCGTTCAAGGCACCCATGTCATCTATTAGAGTAATCTCACACAAGGAAAAGAACGGCTGGAAGTTGACCAGCAAGTACACCGTGGGAATCAAGAAATAGCCTATTGTTGGCATAGGAATTATAAATAGTAAAAAACACTCCTATAGGACTATATAATTAGTAACCACCTTATAGGATGTAACATGGAAGAAAAACAATACGTTTGCATGGTTTGCGGACATGTGCATGATGAAAAGACTGACGGCAAGTTCGAAGAATTGCCCAAGTATTTCAACTGCCCTGAATGCGGTTGTGCAAAAGAAGAATACCAGTTGGTATAAGGCTCCACTACCTTAGGGGCGTAATTTAGCCGGCACAACGATATGGTGCCCCTGTAATCGGTAAGCAGGACTAACGCTGTGCCATCCGGGCAGCAAATTTTAACTCGCTTTACAAAGGAGAAACTTATGACAAACCTTTCTGTATTTGGTCCAGGCTTCAAGGACTTCGACAAGTATTTTGTTGGCTTTGAAGATCAACTCACTAAACTTGCTAAGGTTCATGATGACCTTACCAAGAACATTCCTAACTATCCCCCATACAACATCAAGAAGACTGGCGAGAACACATACGCCATTGAACTTGCTGTGGCTGGGTTTGGTAAGCAGGACATTGAGATTGAACTGGCTGAAGGCAAGCTGATTGTCAAGGGTAGTCTAACAGACTCAACAGATGACAATTTTGTATTCAAGGGCATCGCCAATCGTGCGTTCACTCGCGCGTTTGCACTAGATGATCAGATTGAAGTTCAAGACGCCGAAATGATCAACGGCATGCTTCGCATCTTCCTTGAGCGCATCATCCCCGAGCACAAGAAGCCAAAGAAGATTGAGGTAAAGGACAAAGCCGAGAAGCCAAAGTCCAAGGCTCAACTACTAGCAGAGTGAATCATGATCGATAAACTAAAGAGAATGTTTTCTGCTGTAATCGACGGCATCATCGAAACCAAGGCTTGCAAGGCTCAAAACTACGTGGATAGTTATCTAGCAAGCGCTACTGACATTCGCGATCTTGAGCAGAGAATGAGAGAGCTTCAATCTCGCGGCATTGCATAACGTAAACCCACAGTAACTCATAAATAAATTGAGTTACTAAAGAGGGATTACATATGCTAAAAGGTCGAAGAGTTGGTAAAGTGATAAAAATCACCACATTCCAAACAGTAAGAAGGGGTAATTGGTTACTCCGGTTTTCAATAACTGATATGGATAGTATACTATTGTTATGTTCTTCGACAACTAATATTGAAAATACATTTATAAAGTTTTTCAATAATGAAGAAGAAGCAGTTAGTTTCGTTGATTTTCTAGTTACTCAAGAGCATTATGAACTAGGTGATACTTGAGATAATATAAGAAAACAAAGCCCGACCAGAAGAGTCGGGCTTTTTCATGGCTTGAAATTTATTCGGGATCGTGCTATACTGGTAACAAGTTAGAAAGGACTGTGAAATGACTCGGATGAAACAAGATAACCAAGATGCGTTGTATGATGCTCTTCGTTTGTTTAGTGTTGCTGCTCGTATGAACTACGCATCACACGCATTTGAAGCTGGCTATCTGCAAAGCACTCTTGTCAACATTCTGCCTATGCTGCCCAAGCGACAGCAGAAGGCACTAATCGAAGACCTGGTTCGTGCTACAGAGAAGCAAGAGCGTGAATTGAGTGCTCGACCGGGACTAAGGCTTGAAATTTATTCTAAGAACAGTTATACTAGTAGCAAGTTAGACGGTCAGCTTGGAGTATAAGATGCAACAGTACGAAACCGAACACAAGGCAGCAGGTAAGTGGGCTTGGTTTGCTCAACGTGATGCCAAGATGCGTAGTGCGGTCAACAGCACTCTGTACACTGACAAGCAAAAGGTACGTGCCGAAAGAATCAAACTGGCTCTCGGTTTCTGTGTTCGCGCTGAAGACATTTTTATTGAGTACCGCAAGAACTTTATCAGCGTTAAGGTACACAAGCCCGTTTTTGTATCGAAGAAGGAGCTTTCTGTGTTCGAGAACGATTGGACAGCCGAGGGTATTGTCAAAGTCATGACTAGCCAAGGGTTCACATATCGGCTTATGGCTTGAAATTTATTCTAGTTCGTGCTATACTGGTAACAAGTTAGAAAGGTAACCGAAATGTCAAAGTTGCTGATTTCCACTCAAGTTTACGAAAACTACGCATGGCGCGAAGATGGTACTCTGGGTACTGGTGCCGATGCCTATTGGAAGGCAAAGGGCGGCAATGACTATGTGGTTAAGAACATTGACGTGAATCGCGCAGCGGATATTGTTAATCTGGTTTCCGGCAAGGTCGAGTGCGACAACGAGGCCTTCCGCGAATACGTGATTGGTTGGGAAGTGGTTGCTGATGACTACCTTACCGTGTTTGAGCGAGACCAGCTCGAGTACGATGGCAAGATTGCATATCCCGCTCAAGAAATCACTGTATAAAGTTGGAGAAGTAAATGCGTAAGTTGGCTACTATTCGTCGAATTGATGAGATTCGTCCCATCGAAGGTGCAGATGCTATTGAGTGCGCCGTTGTTGGTGGTTGGAATGTTGTGGTAAAGCGAGGCGAGTTCACTCCCGGAACCCTTGCTGTATACCTGGAAATTGACTCTTGGGTGCCTACCGAGCTTGCTCCGTTTTTGAGCAAGGGTAAGGAACCGCGTGAGTTCAATGGTGTGAAGGGTGAGCGTCTGCGTACAGTGAAGTTGCGCGGGCAAGTAAGCCAGGGACTTCTTCTGAGTCTCGATACCGAAGACAATGCCGCATTGGTATGTAACGGCATTACACTTCCCTGCATCGAAGGGTACGACGCAACAGAACATCTTGGT